TGGCTGGACAGACGAGGAAATCGTCGCCGGCGTCCGCAAAACCGAAACCGAATCACTGGCCGACGCGCAGCTTCGCAAGGAGTCAGCGCTTGCCAACCTACGCGAGCTGGAGTTTCAGCAAAAACAGGGCGAAGTCATACCCGTGGCTCTGGCGTCAGCGGCCTGGGCGCAATTGTGCCAGATGGTCCGTCAGAAGCTGTCAGCGCTACCGAATGCGCTGTGCGACCAACTGGCCGCAATGACCGATCCAACCGAAGTACGCCTGTTTCTGATCCGCGAAACCGACCGATGTGCCGCTCAATTAGCCGATGACTTTCTCGACGCAGGTGCAGCAGCTCTGGGTATCGGCAGCGAAAGCGATGCGGCCGCCGGTTCTCCAGACGGTGACGGAGTGGGCGGAGAGTAACCGCAAGCTTTCGAGCGAGCGCAGCGCTTCTCCTGGCGACTTTCGAGCATGGGCCTTTCAACGGGAACCCATGGACGTTCTCAGCGCCCACGATCCAACCGAGTTCGTCGTGCTGATGTGCGCGTCGCAGATGTTGAAGACGACCGCCTTTGAGAACGCCATCGGCTCGTACATCGCAAACGACCCCGGCCCGATTCTCCTAATCCAGCCGCGTGAAGCCGACACCGAAGAGTTTTCCAAGAAGTCAATCGATCCGATGTTTCGGGACTGCCCTACCCTGGCAGGGTTGGTCGCCGTCAAAAAGTCACGCGAAGCCGGGAACACGATCAACGAAAAGCGATTCCGTGGCGGCTCCCTGACGATGTTGGGTGCCCAGACGCCCGAGAATTTCCAGATGCGGTCGATTCGGTACGCCCTTGGCGACGAGGTGGACCGGTGGCCGCGCGAAGTGGGCAAAGAAGGATCAACGGTTCGCCTGTTTATCATGCGGACGGCAAACTTCCGGCGCATCCGCAAGGTAGCGCTGGCGTCTACTCCTACGCTCGAAGGTGATTCTGTCATCCACGAATGGTGGATGCGCTCCGACCAGCGTAAGTACCATGTTCCCTGCCCTTTGTGCGGCGTCTATCAGGTGCTTATCTGGGAGCGGGTGAAGTGGGGCGCGGATCCAGCGGAAGCATGGTACGAGTGCGAGCTGTGCAACGGTCACATCGAAAACTGGCGCAAGCTTTGGATGATCGATCGTGGCGAGTGGGTCAAAGGCAACCCGAAGTCGAAAATAGCCGGCTTCCACCTTCCCCGCCTATACTCACTGATTACCCCATGGGGTGAACTCGCCGAGGACTTCCTGGCCTCCAAGGACGACCCAGGCGAACTCAAAAGCTTCATCAACACAAAGCTGGCCGAACTCTGGAAGATCACCGGAGACGCGCCCGACTGGGAAATCATCGCCTCCCGCGCATCCGACTACGAAAAAGGCACAGCGCCTGCAGGGGCGCTTATTTTGACGGCCGGGGTTGACGTCCAGCGCGATCGATTAGAAGCGGCTGTATGGGGCTGGGGACGCAATAAACAGCGGTTCTTGGTGGACTACCGGGTGTTATTCGGTGACACCGCCCGCCTCGGCGCTGGTCCGTGGCTGGATCTAACGGCCATGCTCAGTGAAACCTGGCAGCACGCCAGCGGCGCGGATCTTTCGATTAGCCGGCTGGCCATCGACTCGGGCGACCAAGCCACGCAGGTGTACGACTGGGCAAGGCAGCAGGGACCGGGCCGGGTGATTGTGGTCAAAGGCTACGACACTGGCACGGCAATCCTCGGCACTCCTAAAACAACAGAATCAAACGCCAAGCGGCGCCGTCGTGGCGTGCTGGTGTATCCGGTTAATGTGTCGATGGCAAAAACTGAGCTGTATGGCCAGTTGCGCCTCGGCAAACCAGCGGAGGGCGGAGATTACCCGCCCGGCTGGGTCCACCATTACCGGGAGACGGACGAATGGTATAAGCAGATCGTAGCCGAGCGATACGTGCAGCAGAAAAACAAGCGCGGCTTTATTGAGGGCCGCTGGCACAAGACCGGGCGTAATGAAGCCCTGGACACTGCCAATTACGCAAAAGCGGCTGCCGAGCATTTGGGGATTGGGAAGTGGAGCGAAGCCTCATGGCGTCGCCTAGAACTGGCTCACGGAGACAAGCAACCAGAGCAACCGCAGCCGATGCCGGCAGCTCAGGAAATCCAACGCCCCGCAGCGATACCGCAGCGCACTGAATCACCGCGAGGTAGCGGATGGCTACCACGTCGAAGGAACTGGCTGTAAATGGCTCTCACGCAATCACAACTCGAAGCAATGCAGGTGGCCCTGCAAACCGCGCTCTATCAGGGCGTGCGTAGCGTTACGTTTCAAGACAAAACGGTCAATTACGCCTCGGTGGACGATATGCGGAAAGCTCTGTCAGACCTAGGCGACCAGATAACCTCGCTGGGCTCTTCCGCACCATCTCGCCGTTCTTATGCGGCTTTCTCGCGCGAATAAATGCAGGCAAACTGGCTAGACAAAGCGATTGGCTGGGCTGACCCTCAATCGGGGCTGCGGCGAATCCGTACCCGCGCGGCCATGGAAGTGGCGCTTTCATATGATGCGGCCAAGACTGGCCGCCGCACGGATGGCTGGGTAACTGGTGGGTCATCGGGAAACGCTGAAGTTTCTGGCGCTCGGGCTACGGCGCGAGAGCGAAGCCGCGACCTGATCCGCAATAACCCAATTGCGCGCAACGCCAAATTCCAGTTTTCCTCCAAGGTGGCGGGAACTGGCATCAGCCCTCGGGCTGCTACTGGAAAACCGGCACTCGATAAGAAAATCAACGAACTCTGGCGAGAGTTTGACAAATACGGAAATGCTGATGGGCCTGGCACTGTTTGCTCCATGCAGTTTGGATGGGCTGGGGCAATGTTTGAAAGCGGAGATGTGTTTATCCGCCGTCGCCCGCGCCGCGCTACTGATGGCTACCGCATCCCGTTGCAGATCCAGACAGTAGAGGCGGACCTGCTGGATACGACACGTCAATCCGCTGACGCAAGCGGAGCGACCATCGACGGCATTGTGTTTGACCGATTGGGGCGGCGTACCGGCTATTGGATGTGGAACCGGCACCCAGGTGAAAAGTCGCTTGGTATTCGTGGAATTGACAGCAAGCTGATTCAGGAATACGAGATTGCGCACCTCTACGACGGTGAGTTTTCCCGCCCTGGCCAGATTAGCGGAATGCCGCACCTTTCCGCCGTCACTCGCAAACTGAAGGATTTAGACGACCTGTCCGAAGCAAAACTGTACGCCCGCAAGATCGAAGCGTGTTTTGCTGTGTTTGTTAAGCAGGCATCTACCGATAACGGTCCCCTGCTTGGCTCGTCCGAGACAGACACGGACGGCCGCAGAATTGAATCTCTGGAGCCTGGAATGATTGAGTACCTGCGCCCCGAGGAAGATATCAGCTTTGCCGATCCGAAGCCGTCGCCGGGTTACTCCGAAGAAACGAAACTTTGGCTACATGAAATCGCCGCCGGCGTCCAGATTCCATACGAACTGTTAACCGGCGACCTGTCGCAAACCAATTACTCCAGCTATCGCGGATCGCTGTTGTCCTTCAAGGACATGATCGAGGCAACCCGGTGGAACACCTTTATTCCCCGCGCCCTGGATCGCGTGTGGATGTGGTTCATTGACGCCTGTTTCTACGCTGGCCTGATTCCTGAGCTAAATTACGCCGTCCAATGGGATGCACCGAAGTTTGACCTACTGGATCGGCTGGAAGAGGCAAAGGCCGACCTCGCCGAAATGCGAATTGGGACGCTGACGTGGCCGCAAGCAGTGGGCCGAAGCGGCAATGACCCATTCAAGCAGGCCGATGAAATCTCCGAATGGAATGACCGGCTAGACGCATTGAAGATCGTGCTGGATAGCGACCCTCGCCAGCGCACACAGCAAGGAAACATCCCATCAGGAGGCACGCAAAATGCCCAACCCGCAACCCCGTAACGAAACCAACGTCATTCGCATGGCGGCCGATATCGCGCCGCTATCGGTATCCGATGATTCGCGCACGGTTGAAATGCAGTTTTATACCGGTGCCACCGTCGAGCGTTACGACTACAGCACGGGTGAAAAGTATTTCCTCCGTCTTGGTCTTGATAAAGGCCAATGCGATCTGTCCAAGCTGAACGGCGGGCCATTGCTTGACTCGCATATGGATTACAGCGTGCGCAATGTCCTGGGGAGTATCAGCAACCCGCGCATCGAAAACGGCGTAGCCATGGCTACAGCGCACTTTTCGGACGATTCCGAAAGCGCCGTAACATTCGCCAAAGTCAAAAACGGAACACTGCGCAAGGTGAGCGTAGGCGCGGTTCTGTTGCACCTTTCCAAAGAATCTGAAGCGGACGGCGTGGCCACCTACGTCGCCGACAAATGGTATCCCCGCGAAGTTTCGATTGTGCCGATTCCGGCCGATCCCAATGCGGGTTTTCTCTCTGACCAATTGCAGATCACACAGTTGATGGATCAGCCGGCGGCGGAGGAACTACGGGCTACTGCCCACGAGGAAAAACCTATGGTCGAAGAAACCATGAAGCCTGCGGGCGCAGAGCCCCATCTTGACACCGCCGCGCTCGCCGCTGCCCAGTCCGCTGGGATTGCGTTGGAGCGTGAGCGCATTTCCGGTATCTCCTCCGCTGTTCGCGCTGCCCGCTTGGGCGAGTCGTTCGCGCAGGATCTCATCAACAACGGCGTCAATCTCAACGATGCCCGCGCCAAAATCATCGAAGAGTTGGCCAAGCGCGCCGACGCCACTCCGACCGACAGCCACCACAATGGCCGGGTCAGCCTGGAAAGCGATGCGCGCGACAAGATGCGGGCCAGCCTCCAGAACGCCATCGAGTATCGCGCTGGCGTTGCCGGTGCCAAGCTGAACGAAGGCGGGCGCGAGTTTGCCGGCATGACCTTGATGGAAATGGGTCGCGAAGTGCTGACGCGCACCGGTACCAAGTTTGCCGGGGCCGACCGCATGGAGCTTGCGGCTATGGCGCTGGGAATGCGCGTGGAGCGATTCAGCAACCCAGGCTACAACGGCACCACGGATTTTCCGTATGTGCTGGCCAATGTCATGAACAAGTCGCTGCGCGCCGCCTACGAGGCTTACCCGCAGACATGGAAGCCCATCGCGCGTGGCACGACCAACACGGACTTCAAGACGAAGTACGTCAATCAGTTGTCGGAATCCCCGACGCCGGTTGTGGTCCCCCCCTCCGGCGAGTTCAAGTATGTGAGCCTTTCGGACAAGCGTGAATCCTACGCTCTGTCCACCTACGGCAACATCATCGCCCTCAATCGGCAGGCCATCATCAACGATGACATGAGCGCGTTCAATCGCATTCCGTCGCTCCAGGGCCGCGCTTGTGCGCAGATGGAAAGCGATATTGTGTGGGCGCTCATCACGTCGAATCCGACGATGGGCGCTGACTCGGTGGCGCTCTTCAATTCGGCGCACGGAAACTACACCTCGACCGGCACGGCCATTTCGCAAACCTCGCTCGGCGTGATGCGTGCGTTGATGCGCGTTCAAAAGGGCATCAAGGCCGTTGAGTTCATCAATGTGGAGCCGCGCATCATTGCCGTTCCGGCCGCGCTGGAAACCAAGGCCCTCCAGGAAACGAGCAACCAGTACACGCCCCAGCAAGGCTCCAACATCAACACGTTCCGCAATTTGAGCGTGATCGTTGAGCCGCGCTTGGATGCAGCCAGCACGACGGCATGGTATGCGTTCGCTGATCCCGGCCAGATCGACATCATCGAGTTTGCCTATCTGGCTGGCCAGGAAGGCATCTACACTGAAATGCGCGTCGGCTTTGACGTGGATGGCGTGGAGATGAAGGTCCGCGAAGACTTTGGCGCGCAGATCCTCGATTGGCGCGGCTGCTACAAGAACGTCGGCGCGTAAGCGTAGGCACAGACACCAGACAACACGGGGCGGCGAGGGCCGCCCCAACTGGAGCACATCATGGTTAATTACGTTCAGGACGGGGATACCGTCCTCCTCACTGCGCCTTACACGGTAACCTCTGGGCAGGCCGCCCAAGTCGGCAAGCTCTT